GTTTTCCGTTTTCTCCCTCCGGGTCGTCGATGTCCGTGACTAGGCGGTGAGTGTCGATGGCTGAGGTTGTGTGCGGGTGCGGCAAGACGTTCGCGGCGCGGTCGAATCGGGCGCGGTACTGCTCGGATCGGTGTCGGAAGCGTGCGCAGCGTGCTGGCGGCGTCGGTGAGGTCGTGGAGTTGCCGGCGAAGGTCGGTCAGGTCGCCGGATCAGCACTCGCCAGTCCCGGTCCGGTGGAGGCGGCGACGGTCGAGGCGCTGATGGCGGCGGATCGTCTGGAGACTCCCCACGGTGCGATGGCGTTGTCTCTGGCTCGTCGCATGGATGAGCCGGGCTTGGACACGGGCTCGGCGCTGGCGGCGGTGTCGCGCCAGCTCGATGCGATCTTGACTGTGGCGTTGCGTGGTGCGGGCGCCGCCTCTGCTCCGCAGCAGCTGCAGGACGAACTCGCGGCGCGTCGGGCGAAGCACGCGTGACCGAGTACGCGCCCCTGTTTCGTCATCGGCCGCCGGAGCGGTGGACGAATGGCGACTTGGCGGCGAAGGTCGGCATGGACCTCGGTTTGCCGCCCGACGACGAGCAGCGCGAGCTGCTGGACATGATCTACGCCGAGAAGGCCCCGGATCGACCGGCAGCGTTCGAGGTGTGTGTGGTCGGCCCGCGGCAGAACATCAAGACGTCGACGTTGGGCATTGCGGCGATCGCGGACATGTTCGTGTTCGGTGTCCGCAAGCACTTGTGGTCGGCGCACTTGGACGACACTGCGAAGGCCACGTTCCAGGACTTCAAGGAATGGATCGGGCGCAACCCCGACTATGACGAGGCGTGCCGGTTCTACGAGGGCCACCAAGACCGTTCGATCGTGCATGAGCCGACGGGTAACCGGATCGATTTCGGGTCGCGGACGGGCAAGGGTAAGCGCGGACTGACGGGCGTGCAGCGGGTCACGTTGGATGAGGCGCTGTACCTTGAACCGAAGCATGTCGGTGCTGTCTACCCGACGATGTTGACCCGGCCCGGTGCGCAGGTGCGGGTGGGGTCGTCGGCCGGTCTTGAGTCGTCTGTGGTGCTGCGAGGCATCCGAGATCGGGGCAGGTCTGGCAAGGACCCGCGGCTGGCTTATGTCGAGTACGGCGCTCCGGTCCGTCCGTGCGAGGACGAGAAGTGCTTGCACGACATCGGCACCGAGGGTTGCGCGCTGGATGACCGCTCGCTGTGGTGGCACGCCAACTGTGCCTTGTGGTGCGGCCGGATCGGCGAGGAAGCCTTGGCGGATCAACGTCGGGCGATGGCGAAGACACCCGAGGAGTTCATGCGGGAGTTCCTCTCGTGGTGGGAGGACCCGCTGAGTCTCGGCGGGGCGTTCTCGCCGGAGCGGTGGGGCGCTCTCGTCGAGTCGTTCGCTCAGCCGGACCAGGTGCCGGCGATCGGGCTTGGCGGCACCCCGGATGGCCTGTACGGGTCGATCGGTGCGGCTGCGGTCCTTGATGACGGGCGTGTGGCGGTGGCCCCGGTGGATCGTCGTCGTGGTCAGAAGTGGCTTGTCGCTGAGGCTGCGCGGATTCAGTCGGCGCAGCAGTGCGCGGTGGTCGTCGCCAAGCGGGGGCCGCTCGCCTACCTCATCCCCGATCTTGTCGAGGCGGGCGTCGACGTGACTGAGGCCGACTCTGCGGACTGGGTCGACGCGTGCGAGGGCATGTGGAGGCTCGTGGAAGACGCCGCGCTCGTCCATCCGGGCGACAAGGGCCTGACGGAGTCGGTCTTGGCTGCCTCCTGGAAGGCAGTTGGAGACCGTCGCGCTTTCAGCCGCAAATCCGGCGACATCTCGTTGCTCGAGGCGGTCACGTTGGCCGCGTGGAAGGCCGGAGAGCGGACCGCGTCGGTCTACGAGTCCCGAGGAGCGTTGACTCTGTGATGTTCAGCAACTTGGTCCTGAAGAACCGTTGGCGTGAGCGGGTCGTCGTGACGCTCAAGTCCGGGGAATCCTTCGCCGGCGTCCTGTGGTCGAACGACTCGCGGGCATTGGTGATCCGCAACGCCTCGGCGCTTGGCGCTGGCGAGAACCGCACCGACCTTTCCCTCGATGGTGAGGTCATCGTCCTGCTGGCCGATGTCGCCTACCTCCAACGCCCCTGAACTGAGAGGAGGTAGCGCGTGTTCGTGAGCAATGGGTCCCTCGTCACGAAGACGCCCCTCCTGGCTGGCTCGCCGACGTACTTCCCGAAGATGTCCGCGGCGGGGCTGACGTACCCGACCGCGTACTCGCAGATGTACCGGGGCCAGTTGTGGGTCTACATCTTGGTGTCAAAGTTGGCGAAGGCTCACGCGCGTCTGCCGTTCCCGGTGTACGAGCGTGACGAGCTGAACCGGCCGAAGGCTGATGGTCACCCGATGGCTCGGCTGCTGGCGAGCCCGAATCCGTTCATGTCTCCGCATGCGTTGTGGACGTGGACGTCGAGTACTCGCAACATTTTCGGCGAGGCGTTCTGGTTCAAGATGCGGGACCGGCGTGACAAGGTGATCGCGCTCTACCCGCTGCATCCCACCGGCATGACGTCCGAGGATGGGTGGAACTTCGACAACGGCGCCTTGCGTCTGCGCGACATCGCCCGTGAAGACCTCGTCGTGTTCAAGGGCTACAACCCGGACAGTCTCTCGCGCGGAATGTCGGCGCTGGAGCCGCTGCGGGCGACGCTTGAGAACGAGTGGGCAGCGCGTGCGGCCACATCGTCGTTCTGGGAGCGGGGAGCGCGTCCGGGCCTGTTCTTGAAGCACCCGAAGAACCTCAGCGAGGCGGCGCAGCAGCGGTTGCGCGCCCAGGTCGACTCAATGCACGCCGGCGCTGGCCGGACCGGCAGCACCATGATCCTCGAAGAAGGCCTAGAGCCTCACCCGGCGACCCTGACGGCCGAGGAGGCGCAGTACATCGAGACGCGGAAGTTGAACCGTGAGGAGGCGTGCGCCGCTTTCGATGTGCCGCCTCCGGTGGTGCACATTCTCGACCGGGCGACGTTCTCGAACATCACCGAGCAGATGCGTTCCATGTACCGGGACACGATGGGCGGGATTCTGCCGGAGTACGAGGCTGCGGTGGAGGCCGACCTGCGGGCCGTGGAGTGGCCGGGCGATGCGGTGTATGCCGAGTTCCTCATGGATGAGGTCCTACGTGGGGCGTTCGAGGCCCGACAGGATGCGCTGGCGAAGGCCACCCACATGACGTTGGCGGAGAAGCGGAAGATGGAGAACTTGCCCTTCATCGAGGGCACTGACCGGATCTTCCTCAACACGGCGACTATGCCTCTCGACGCGATCGACGCGATGGTTGCTCAGTCCGTTCAGGGTCAGTCGAGTGGCTCGCCGGTCGCACTGCTGTCCGTTGGCGATGTTCGCACCGTCATGGGCCGACTCGGCTGGCAGTCGTCGCTCGACCAGGTCGACCCGGCGCAGGTCTGTGACGGGCTGACGGATGCGGCCGTCTCCGCTGTCACTGAGGCGCTGGCAGTCGCCAGCGACCTGTCAAGCCTCAAGGCACTCATCAAGGAGAGGAGCGGGGCGTGAAGAAGAGCTACGCCTTCGCAGAGGTCAAGTCCGTCGCCGGCGAGCACCCGAATGGGGAGTTCGAGGTCATCCTGTCGGCGCAGACGCTCGACCGGGATGGCGAGGTCATCGACGCCAAGGCGTTCGAGCCGCTCCCTGAGTCGATCCCGTTCCACGCCTTCCACGACTTCCACGACCCGATCGGGCGGGGAGCCCCGTTCTACGACGGCGACGTGCTCAAGGCCCGCGGCGTGTTCGCCTCGACGCCACGGGCGCAGGAGATCCGCACCCTCGTCACCGAGGGCATCATCGGCCACACGTCGGTCGGGTTCATGGGCGCATCCCGCAAGGACGGTGAGGACGGCATCCCGCACATCACGAGCGGTGAACTCCTCGAAGGGTCGTTCGTGTCTGTGCCGTCGAACCGTGAGGCTGCGGTCCTGATGGCGAAGTCGTTCGATGCCTACCTGAAGGCCGGTTCCCGCAACTCGTCGAAAGACGCTGAGCGCTTGCAGGCCATCCATGATCTTGCGGTCGACAACGGCGCCAAGTGCGCCGATGACGCCGCAACCACCGAAGCCCCCGCGACCCCCGACGACGAGTCCGGTAAGTCGCTGGCAAGCGAGGTGGTCGCCGCTGCGCTGACCCGCGCACGGCTCACGCTGCTCACCACCGAGTAGCACCCACCCATCCGACGACCCGACCACAGCAGGTGTTCGGGCGTCTCGCTATGCCACGAGAAAGGGCAAGCACATGAGCAACGCACGTCAGCGGCTCGAAGCCGCCGTCAAGAGCTTGCAGGAGTTCAGC